TGAATCAATGGGTCTTACGATCAATCGACAAGCCTCTGGTGAACCGTCGGTTAGAAAAGCTGATGACCAGATGTTTGTCACTTCGCTTTTAGCCACAAATGAATTGAATATCTCTGACCTAGAACCGTTTCATTATTTTGTGAAAAAGTTTTGGGATCAGGCGTATCCGCTTTATCGGCAGAAATATGGTGTGTTGACAGACATGAGTCAACACACCATTCGCCTCTTGAAAATTCAGAAGACGCATAAGAGTGAAGGCTATCATGTTTGGCACTGCGAAGATGGTGACCCAAATGCAATGCGTAGATTAATGACATTCATTCTTTACCTGAACGATATTCCTGATGGTGGTGAGACTGAGTTCCTCTATTACTCGAAACGATATAAGGCCGAGGCTGGTAAGCTCATTCTATGGCCAGCAGGATACACTCATACGCATCGTGGTAATCCACCACTCAGCAATACCAAATATATACTAACTGGATGGGTTGAACTGTCCTAACAGATTGCGCTGGTAGCTTAGTGGCTAAAGCCGACCGCTCATAACGGTCTGATCGGGGGTTCGAGTCCCTCCCGGCGCACCAATATTATGGAGATATAATGGCAGAGTTTCACATTCGAGGTGGATTAGGTACGCAGATTTTGTCCGTATATGCAGCCTATGCGCTTGCTATCGAACGCGGCACAATCGTATCTGATATCAAGTTCAATGGTGGAAACTATCCTCGCAATGACCACGATCTGGATAGGATCTACATTGACGATATCCTCGAATTTGAATCTCAACCAAACATATCTTCCATAAATGGTACCAACAAAACTCTACCATTCAAAGAGCCACAATTCTCTCTGCTTCTAAAGCATTGGGATGAAGTGAAGACAAAGGTTTGGTTGAAGTCTACCATCAAAAATCAAACCAACGAAACGATTGTTCATATCAGGCAAACAGATAGACCATTGGTTGCTATCGAAAAGTTTGACACCTTGATTGATTCGTTGTCGTTGGCTTCTCATTATCCATATGAGAACTACCAGCCAATCATCATAAGCGAAGATGAGTCCGTCATTCAGCGATACAAGCTTCAACCTGTATCGGATGCATTGGCGGACTGGAAGCGTATTCTAAATGCCAAAACTGTATATGGCGCTTATTCTACCTTCACATTATTGGCAGCTGCGTTGAATCCAGATCAGAAATTATTTTTCTTCTCACAAGAGAAATGCGACGATCCGAGCTTGATTTTACAGGACGATTGGTGTAAGATTAGACAATTGGTTGAGTTGTTTGGCAATGTTGAATGGATGTGAATATGAAAACAGCACTGATTACTGGCATAACCGGACAAGATGGATCTTATCTCGCGGAACTTCTTCTTGAGAAGGGCTATCGAGTCCATGGAATCATTCGTAGGTCGTCGTCGTTCAATACCGGGCGAATTGACCACCTCTTTGATAAGATACATCTGCACTATGGAGATATGACAGACGGCTCTAATCTCCTAAATCTAATTAGCACAATTCAGCCAGATGAAATCTACAATCTGGCTGCACAGTCGCATGTGAAGGTAAGTTTTGAAACACCAGAATATACCATTCAAGCTGATGGTGTGGGTATGCTTAAAATTCTCGAGGCAGTTCGATCACTAGATTTGGACACTCGCATTCATCAAGCATGTACCTCTGAGATGTTTGGTTCATCTCCTTCTCCACAAAATGAAGACACGCCATTCCATCCGTGCAGCCCGTACGGTAGCGCAAAGCTGTATTCATATTGGATCGGTAGAAACTATCGTGATTCTTATGGCATGTATGTTGCGAATGGTATTCTATTCAACCACGAAAGCCCGAGACGCGGTGAGACCTTCGTCACGCGCAAGGTCACGAAAGCCGTCGCTCGTATTTCAAAAGGATTACAGAATGATATTCTGATTGGTAATCTTGATGCTGAGCGCGATTGGGGTCACGCTAAGGATTACGTCCTTGCAATGTGGATGATGCTTCAGCGGTCAGTCCCAGCCGATTTTGTCATTGCTACAGGCAAAGCATATACCGTTAGGCATATGATCGAATGTGCGTTCGCGTATGTGAATATGACCATTCGTTGGGAAGGCAAAGGAATTAAAGAAGTTGGTTATGATGATAATGGAATCGCTCGCGTTCGGATTGATAGTAAGTATTATCGCCCGAACGAGGTTGATTCCTTGCGTGGTGATGCAGCACTAGCAAATGCAATTCTAGGTTGGAAACCAGAAGTTACCTTTACCGAGCTTATACACGAAATGGTCCAAAGTGATCTGGAGGATTTGAAATGAATTACCCACTAGCAACTGATACATGGAACTGGAGAGAAAAGTTTGCCATTCTGCGCGTGATGCGAAGCGGGCGATATACGATGGGACCAGAGGTCGCAAAGTTTGAAAATGAATTTGCGAAGAAGATGGAAGTTCGTAATGCTGTTATGACAAACAGTGGTAGTTCAGCTAATCTCGTTGGGCTTGCTGCACTCGTTTATCTAAAAGAAATTCCAGCAGGTAGTGAAGTGATTGTGCCAGCTGTAAGTTGGTCAACAACATATTTCCCTATTACGCAACTCGGGCTTGTGCCTGTGTTTGTTGACGTTGGTATCAACTCATTCAATCTTACATTAGAAACTGTAAAGGGTGCGATTACCAAAAAGACTTGTGCGGTGTTCGCTGTCAATCTTCTCGGGCTACCATGCCAGTTGACAGAGCTTCGGCAACTGTGTGATGCTAATGACATTTATCTCATGGAAGATAATTGCGAAAGCCTTGGTGCATTGTATGATGTAAAGCAAGCTGGCACATTCGGTGAGTTCGGTACCTTCTCTTTCTTTTTCTCACACCATCTTCAGACAATGGAAGGTGGTATGATTGTGACAGATGATGATGAACTGGCAGATTACATGCGATCCATTCGCGCACACGGATGGGTGCGTGATGTTCGTACCGATCATCTTTACGCTAAGGGTTCTGTTGATCCATTCAATGAGAGTTTCCACTTTGTGCTTCCCGGCTATTGCGTTCGCCCATTAGAAATGAGTGGTGCTATTGGATCTGTTCAGCTCACTAAGATGGATCGAATGATTGACGCTCGCAGAAAGAATGCTGAGACGTTCACTAAGCTTTTCGGTGATGACTTTCATATTCAGACTGAGAATCGGAGAATGAAGTCTAGTTGGTTTGGCTTCGGTGTCGTTCTCAAGGAAGATAGAACAGTTACGCGGGAAGCTCTTCTCACCGACTTCAAAAGGGCAAAGATTGAAGTTCGACCAATCGTTGCTGGTAATTTTGTCAATCAACCCGTTCTCGCGTACATGAAGCATCGCGTCGTTGAACCACTAACGAATGCACAACTGTTGGATAAGAATGGGTTCTTCTTCGGTAACGATTGGCGCCCATTGAAGAAAAAGATTATAGCAACAAGGAAACTAATCGGATGACAGCCCTCATTCTCGGCGCAACAGGTATGCTCGGCTCAGCAATGATGCGCCGACTGCCTGGATCTATCGGACTATCAAGTAAGGATTGTGATCTACTCAACCAAAAGCAGGTTCATGATATCTTCGATTTAGATTTTGATGTGATCTATCATTGTGCTGGTCTTGTTGGTGGTATCATGGACAACATGAATAACCAATATTATTTTCTGATGGATAATGCAAAGATGGCAATCAACGTCATTGATGCTGCTAGATCGTGTGGCGTTGAAAAGGTCTATTATATTTCATCATCATGCGTTTATCCAAATGCGTGTGAACAGCCGATGAAAGAGAAGCACATTCTAACTGGTCCTGTAGAACCAACAAACGGTGGTTATGCTATGGCTAAACTTGTTGGTATGGAAGCTGCTAGATATGCTGGTTATATGTCGATGATTCCTTGCAATCTATATGGACCCAAGGATAACTTCTCGGAGAGCGGACATGTTCTAGCATCATTGGTTCGCAAGGTGTGCGATGCTCAAAAGAATGGTAAATCATCTATTACAGTATGGGGTGATGGTACTGCGCGCCGTGAGTTCTTACATGTTGACGATTGTGCTGATGCTATTGTCGCTGCGACGGAATTTGATAACCCATATGTGAATATTGGATCTGGCAATGATATCTCAATTCGAGACCTTGCTCGCCTTATCATAGATATTGCGCGTTGGGATGGTGATATTGTTTTTGATACATCGAAGCCAAATGGTATGATGCGAAAACTCCTTGATACTTCGCTGCTAGATAGTATCGGTTGGAAACAAAAGATCAGTCTAACCGCTGGCATATCTCAAATGATTTCAGACTATCGGAGCATGTAATGTCTGCATTCTACCCTTTCATTCGTTCACTGAATACCTTCTCGGTCGATGATATGTCGAGATTGTGTGAATTTTATGGAACGGCAACTCACGCAACAAAGAACAATCAGATCAGGAATGCATTGCATAATGTAGCAACAATTATCATGCGACAGGAACCTGATCCGATTCTGTTTAGTCGTACCAAGAGCCTACACGAATTACCATACAGTATCCTCGATGCTCGTAGAGGCATTCATGTTATGCGGTCTGTATTTGCTAATGAGGTTCTCAAACTGCGTCAGCGCAAGACCGCTAACAAATCCGAAATAGTGCAAACGTACATTGATGATGGTTTGGTTGTTATCAATGATTTTCTCGGTACCGATAATGCGGATCTGATTAGAGAAATGGAACAGTTTCCAATCAGCGTCAATAAGAATGGTTCGAATGTCATTAGCACAATGGAAGGCAAACCTGCTCTGCGTAGTTTTCTTTTCGATAGCAAGCTTCGGGATTGTGTGTTCGATTGTCTGATGATGTCCAAGACGCACAAGGACGCATCGAGGCAGTTTTTAGATAACACGTTTGTCCAGCGTGTTCACAATAAACCAAACGACGGCGATGTTCAGAAAATCATGCACTTCGATACCTATTACGATGCAATGAAGTTCTGGTATTTTCCTAAAGAGGTCAAGCTTGAAAACGGTCCATTTACAATCTCGCCGCAATCGCATATAATGAGCGAAGCTAGGTTGGCATGGATGCAAAGCGCATACATGCGGTATTATGATAAGACGATAGAGCCAGAGCGCACCTATGGGCACGCAGAAGGATCGCTGAGAGTTCTGCCAGCTGAAATGGAAGCCATGGGACTTGGCGTTGCGCCAATGGTTGTGCCAAAAGATACATTGATTATCTCAAATGTATTTGGCTTTCATGGGCGTGGCGAAGCCGCAGTGGATTCGATCCGTGATGCTATTCATGGCTCAATTCGATTGAATTCTCCATTTGACAATGAGGAATGATTGTGTTATGATGGATTCAAATCGGAGTTCATCATGGCAATCCTTCCCATCTACTATACAACCACAAATCTTCGCAAACGCAAGGCTTCGTCGCCCACACGCGCATCCGAGGAGTCGGCTCGTAAGACCGCAGCCCTCCTGGCGCGTGTGGGCTACGTCAAACGTGATCGTGCGCCAGTCAAAGCCAAAGCCGATCAATGGCAGAATGAGCGCAATGTGGCACCTTTGACAGATGCTATTCCTGGCGGCATTGCAGCCAAGCGCGACAAGCTCAATGACCACAAGTGGAAGCGTGGGCTTGAAGAGACCAAAGAGACAATCAAAGAAATTCAAAACAAGGCTGCGCGTACTGCACCCGCGTATTCCAAAGGCGCTTACCAGTATATCACTGATGGTGCTGATACAAAAACTCTCGGTCGTAAAATCTAGGAGATATATAATATGTGGACTAAACAAGAAATTTTCGAGATGGCGCGTGAAGGTGTTATCCGTGTGACGTTTACCAAGTCTGATGGAACAGAGCGTATTATGGTATGTTCATTGTTGGATCAATATCTTCCTCCTATCATGGAAGATGCTGAGGTAACAACGAAGGATAATCCGAATGTTCTAGCAGTGATGGATCTTCAAGCACGAAGCTGGCGCTCATTTAGAATCAATTCGGTTATTAAAGTGGAGACAATGGAATGAAACTAAAAATTACAGGCTTGCGTGATACTGCGAAGCCGATGACAATTGATCCTGCACAAAATGGCACATATGGACATATCGGTTCCCAGGGCGGCACTGAGCAGATGTACAAGGGTCTTATGGATCGTCTTCCAGACGACCTAAAAGATCCATTCAATATCATTTGTTCGCGTGTGCGCGAGATTGATTCCTCAAAGCGTAATCTGCTTTGGTTGCATGATACTTGGGACGATCCTGAGTCGCAGCATCTTAAGGAAAAGTCTAGTCTTGATCGGTTTGAAAAGCTAATCTTTGTTTCAAACTACCAGCAAGAAACTTATAACATGGCGCTGCAGGTTCCTTATGATAAGGGTATCGTATTGCAGAACGCAATCGTTCCTATCGAGGATCATGTAAAGCCAGAAGGTACAATCAATCTTATCTATCACACCACGCCACATCGTGGGCTAGAACTCCTTGCACCTGTCGTTGATTTTATGACAGATCGAGGAATTGATTACCATCTCGATGTTTATTCGTCGTTTGCAATCTATGGTTGGGAACATCGAGACGATCCGTATCTGCCTCTTTTCGATAAGCTCAGAGCCAATCCTAATGTGACATATCATGGATTTCAACCTAATGTGGTTGTTCGTGAAGCTTTGAAGAAAGCACACATTTACGCATACCCAAACATCTGGCCCGAAACATCTGGCATTTCTGTTATTGAAGCCATGAGTGCTGGCTGTGATGTTGTGTGTCCTAATTTCGCTGCATTGCCTGAGACAACTGCCAACTTCGCTACGATGTACGGTTGGTCAGAAGATGCCAACGTCCATGCGAACAGATTTGCTGGGCTTCTAATGTTGGCTATCAAGAATTTCTGGGATCAGAACAATCAGAACAAGTTGAACTTCCAGAAAATGTACACCAACAATTTCTACAATTGGGATTATCGTATCCAGCAGTGGGTTGGCTTCCTTGGTGGACTCAAGGGTTGACAATCATCAAGCCATGTGCTATGATGTTCTCTAATATGAAAGGATCAATCCATGGCTAAGAGTCTGCTACAGATGGCGCCCAAGAAGAAGGTCAAGCGGATCACACCGCGCGGGCTAGATCAGAAGTATCTTGGTGAGGAGCCAACTTGGGAAAACCAACAGCTCCTCACCGAAGATGAAATCCGATCAAAGATCGCCGCTGCATATAATTGGTATAACTATTTTTCAAACTCCAAGATGAACCGTGAGTTCCTCGAGGAGTTTATGGTTGCTGAGGGTATGTCCAAAGCCGCATTGCAGATGATGAATAAGGTTGATGACCATCACATTCTTCCTAGCATATGGAAGATGGCGCGTATGATTACGATGGGTTACGATGCTCCCAAAGAGCGTCGGATAATCCTATTCAATGACATTACCGAAATTGTGAAGCGTGGTATAGCTATTGCTGAGGCTGCGACGCCGCCAGCTGCTATGTCCAAAAGCACGGTGACAAACAATCTGCTGGCTGATGTTGAGAGCATGGTAGATACCAATGATGAACAGCTTACCAAATTTTATGAACTCCTGAAAAACAAAGCACCAAAGCCTGCAATGGTTACAGATATTGCTAACTATTACCAGCCGTGGGTTGATGAATTGCACCTTGCTTACCTCGGAAAAGGTCGTAATGGTGAAATGCAACTCCGCGAAGCCTATGAGCATATGTCCAAAAAGCAGATCAAGGAGCGTATTGCTCTGTTCGAAGGAATCATCAATGATTGCAAGTCTTATGTGGGTAATAATCGCAAAGCTGTTGTACGCAAGCCACGCAAGATTAAGCCTAAGAGTGATACCGTTATCGTCAAAAGCCTCAAGTGTCAGAAGGAAGACGTTGATCTGAAAATCGTCAGCATTGATCCTACCAAGATCGTTGGTGCTAAAGAACTGTGGACATTCAACACTAAATATAATGTTCTCGCGCACTACGTTTCTGATACAGGTCTGTCTGTAAAGGGAACAACTCTTCAAAATGTAAATGATAAGTTGTCCTCGCAAAAGAAACTTCGTAAGCCAGATCAGGTGTTGCCTGGTATCACTGGATCTACATCCAAAGCTGCCATCAGGTCGTTTGAAGCTATCACAACCAAGGCCAGTGAACCAAATGGACGAATCAACGAACACACAGTCCTTCTTCGTGCAATCAAATAATGTCGTAAAGTTTCCAAAAAATAATCCTCGCGCTCATGTGGTCGTGATAGACGACAATGACGAGGAACGGATCAAGTTCAAGCATGACTTTGTAGACCAAGCGGTACATGATGTTGGCAAAAAGCTTATGTACCTCTTGTCGACCAAAGGCTTTGATATAACCACGCCAGAGTTTGACGATAGCTATACGTTCACGATGGAATCCCTTCGTGCTACTCTCTTGCAGTCCATGGGTGTTAGCCATCCTTTCCTCATCTTTATCAATGATTTCATAGAAGGTTTGAATAAGCTTGAGGAAGAGCTTGACGACGACGAATGATCCGTGTACTATACATAATGAAATAAGGAACAGTGGTAATGATTCTCGTTGACTTCAGCCAAGTTATGATTTCCAATCTAATGATGCAGTTGGCTAATAACCAGCAACAGCTTGACGAGTCCATGGTCCGCCATATGGTTCTTTCAAGCTTGCGTATGTACAAGCAAAAGTTTCCCGAGTATGGCGAGATTGTCGTTTGTTGCGATGGTCCGTCATACTGGCGTCGTCAGGTATTCCCTCACTACAAGGCCAATCGTAAGAAGAACCGTGATAGTTCTGGGCATGATTGGGCTACCATCTTTGAATCCCTCCACAAAATCCGTGACGAGATTCGCGACAACATGCCATATCCTGTGTTGATTTTTGATCGCGCAGAGGCTGATGATGTTATCGCAGCTCTGTGTCACGCATACGGCGAGACGATGAACTTGCCTACCGCTGAAAAGATCCTCATTCTTTCCAGCGATAAAGACTTCGCTCAGCTCCAGAAGTATGCAAACGTCCAGCAATACTCACCCATTATGAAGAAGCATATTGCTATTGATAATCCTGAGCGGTTCAAGCAGTACCACATTCTGCAAGGCGATAGCGGCGATGGTGTGCCTAACTTCCTATCCGTCGATGACACCTTCGTGTCTGGTGGTAGACAGAAGCCACTTCCCAAGAAGAAGCTTGAGGAGTGGACTACGCTCCAGCCCGAAGCATATTGCACTGGCGAAATGCTTCGGAACTATTATCGCAATAAGAAGCTGGTCGATCTTGATGAGGTGCCTCAGGAATTGCAGACGCAATGCGTTTATGCTTATCGTTCATACGAGCGACAGCCTCGGAGTAAGATCCTTAATTACTTCATTCAGAACCGTTTGCGTACTCTAACCGAAGCTATTGGAGAATTTTGATGACGGATCGGTTAGAGCGTGATATCACTTCGATGGAAAAAGAAATCCGGCAGCTAAAAACAAAGCTGGATAATTCCATCATTGATATCCGCGCTGTCAATTTTTATGGCTGGGTTGCACACGATAGTTTTCGCGTTCCTAATCCAGAAAAATACTGGACTGTGGTGCGCCATGAAATTCAATACAAGCGCCAAGGTTCATCTGAGTGGGTGTCTATTCCTACAATCAACCGAGACGATGAAAATTCATATATAAAGATTGAAATACCAACTGGAGAACTTTAAGAATGAAAGCATTTCAAGACTGGCCCTGCATTGATATGGCAAAGTATGCCGAATTTGTTATGGCTGTGACAAGTAAGGAAAGCCGTGTAGCTGCGGATTTTCTTGACAGAGTGCGTGAAATACATTATGATAAGGATACAGTCATCAATGTGCCATTGCTTCTGACTGCGATGATTGGCTTGACTAGTGAAGCTGGCGAGGCTCAAGAAATACTCAAGAAGGTTTTGTTTCAGGGCAAGCCATACACCGAAGAAACTCGTTACCACCTAATGTGCGAACTCGGTGATGTAATTTGGTATTGGGTCAATGCGTGTAATGCGTTGCAGATTGATCCGAATAAGGTAATTGCATTGAATGTGGAGAAGCTTCAGGCTAGATATCCTGGTGGCACATTCGATGCCTTCTATTCTGAAAATCGTAAGGAAGGTGATATCTAATGGTTAAGAAGTTGGTGTTGGTAGAGGCAATCTCGCAGTACCGCATGACGTATGTTATGGAAGTCGAGGACAATCCACAGCATGCCTTGGATGCGCTCACACTAGGTGAAGCCACAGAAGAAATGAGTCAGGAGTGGTTAGGTGAAACTATTTTCTCCCATCAAGAGATTACTGATGAACAGTATCTCAAAATTTTCAACGAAAGAAACGGTTACCTCGAAACCTGGACCGACGATCAAAAGCGAAAGTTCATTTATCGAGTTGACTATACAGGAGGATCCGTGGATGAATAAGCGACCGCCATTGGCAGGTATTATCGCAAAGATTGAACTTCAAAAGACGAAGGCTAAACAGGTCGAGTTTTTGAGAAAGTACAGTTGCAAGGAACTCAAGATCGTACTTGGTTATGGTATGGACCCTGGTGTGAAGTGGTTGCTTCCTGAAACCGATCCTCCATACAAGGCTCTTGAGGAGTCTACTGATCAGGAAGGGCGCTTCTATAATGAGATCAACAAGCTTGAATATTT